CGCCGATTTATCAGGCATGAATTTCAGCAAAATAAGGTATCTTGGCCGTTCCATTTCGGCGGATTCCGCCGAAATTGACAAAAACGGGATTGTAACCGATGACGGTGAAGTGATTCCAATTTCATTAGATCACAAAGACGAGATCGAAGCCTATATCGACAGCCTGAAAGCATCCGAAAAAAAAGCACAGGAAGAAAAAAAAGAAGAGCTTAAAGCTAAGGGGCGGGTGATTGAATCTCTGTACAAGACCATCGAGCTCCAGGAAAAAGACCTTTTCCGTTACGGCAAGCCTGCCAAGCCTGGTGAATTGTCTGAAGCTGAAAAAGATCAACTTAAGGGCTTTAAAGAATTAAAAGGGCAATTTGACATATTTGCAACCGGCATGGATCTCGATGTTAATCTGTATCTTTATAATGCTTCAGATAAAGTAAAGGCCGAATATTTCTCAAACCTCATGTATGCCAAGCAAGTGATTGAAAAATTATGGGATCATTCAGGTGCTGAAATTGGCTTTCCCGCTATACCAGGTATCAACCAGGATGATTGGGAACCGCCGGAGTGGAACTCTTCTGAAACGTTTGATGATGAATAATGGAGGGATAGGCCATGTCATGGCAGGAAGAGATGGTTATCGAGTTGGAAAAGGCCAAAAACGGGGAAAAAACTCGGATCATGAAGCGATACGAACATATGACCGGGAGAACGTCCACCCACCTTTACCGGATAGCAAAAAAATATGGGTACTCATCCAATAGGAAAAAAAGGGAAGACAAAGGGAAATGTGTGCTGACGGAACTTCAGATCAAGTTTATTGCCGGGCTGATCTATACCACCCGGCGGGAAAAAAAAGGAACGATTATGTCTGTTAAAAAAGCTCTGGAACGGGCAGAGGCTAACGATATTATTGAACCGGGATCGGTTTCCGTATCACGCCTTCAGGAGCTGTTAAGGGAACGAAGCCTGAACAAGAAGGCCCTGAACGCACAAAGGCCACACATGCCCATGCGATCCTTGCATCCGAATCATGTTCATCTGGTGGATGTGTCCGTGTGCATACAGTATTATCTGAAGAATAAGCAACTGCGCATCATGAATGAAAAAAAGTTTTATAAGAATAAATGGGAAAATTTCGGAAAGATCAAACAAAAGATTTATCGGTATTTGCTGACAGATCATTTTTCTCATACGATTTATGTAAAATATTATATCGCTAAAGGTGAAACCAGGGATAACCTTTGGGATTTCATAGTAAGCGCATGGCTGCCTAAAGCTAATTCAAAAGAATTTCCATTCCAGGGGGTGCCCTTTGTTATCCTGATGGATCGGGGTGCTGCCAATGTCAATCAGACGGTAATTGAATTCATGAAAAATATGAATGTTCGATTTCCTGAACCAGGGGATCATAATCCCATGCGTCAGGGGTCTGTGGAAAGAGCTCAGAACATTGTGGAATGTGAATTTGAGAGCATGCTCAGGGTTCAATCAGTTTCCTGTGTTGATGAATTAAATCACTTGGCCTTGGATTGGTGCAGACACATGAATTCAAGCAAGAATTACATTCATACTCGGTTCGGTACTCCCAGGATGGACTGTTGGATGCGGATTAAAGAGAATCAGCTTCGGGAATGTCCGGAGTTTGATATTGTCCAGGATATTTACAGGGAACCTGCCGTGGAAAGAAGTGTCGGTGGAGATTATGCTATCAGTTTTCAAGGAGAGAAGTTTCGACTTCAGCATGTTGAGGGTCTGGTGCCCAATGTTTCCAAGGTTGAGGTTTGTAAGAGGCCGTTTACCTGGCCGGAAATCGTGGTGAAATTCAATGAAATGGAATATACAGCCCGACCTGTGGGTAAGGCAGATGGCGGGTTTGACGCAGATGCGGTCGTGATTGATGAAGAATATAAATCCATGCCTGAAAGTATTACACAAAAAGAAATTAAAGCCGTTGAAAACCTAGCTTATGGTGAAAATCGGGGGCGGAATGACGCGCCTTTTGCCAACATTAACGCATTCCGATACCCGAAAGAGGACCGGCCCGAATTCATGCCTAAAAAATCTACGCCCATGAATATTACGCGGGATGCCATAAATGACCGCCGTATCAGCATGCTTGATCTGTTCAAGGATCTGACGCAGGCCGGATCCATGACTCCGGCACTGAACAAGGCCGTTAGGCTGGCGTATGGGGAATCCATTACCATAGCCGATCGGGACGCCTTGGTTGCTGCCATGGAGGATGGGCAATTAAGTGTTAATTCTGCCGGTAAACTTTGCTTTGGAGGGGAAGATGATTTGCTTAAAGCAGTTGTTAATTGATTGCGGGATCAGTCAAATGGACTTTGCGCGTGATCTAAAAATATGCAGGCGCTCTCTTGGCAAGATCCTGTCGCATGGCAAACTGCCGTCATATCCTGTGAAGCGGGTTGAGTTCATAGAAAAAGTTGAAAAATGGGCTGCCGGTGATGCTCGCTGTAAAGCCTGGTTTGAAAACAATAACCTTAACCTCCTGGATATCTGGCAGGAGTATGAAAAAAAACATGACAATACCCGTAAACGGGCCATAGCGGTCAACCTTCAATTGGGTGATCCGCTTAAAATCGAAGACAGGGAGGATATTGAAGTGATTACCATAAACACGATGAAGTATTTCAAATTGTTCAAAAATCCTTTTGAGAACGATGTAACGAGTCACAAGGATATTTATTTGTCTCCTGAGCATCGATTTTTGAAAGAAATGATGCTTGATTCAGCAAAATATGGAGGATTTGTGGCTGTTGTGGGAGGTGTTGGTTCCGGCAAAAGCACTATGCGCAAGGCTGTGGCGGAACAACTGATAGATGCCGGTATCAAGGTAGTTTATCCTTTGATAATTGATAAGGCAAGGGTTTCACCGTCATCTTTGATTGATGCGATTATTATGGATATTTCGGATGAAATCCCTAAGCGCAGCCTTGAACAGAAAACCCGCCAGGCAGTCAGGCTTTTAAAAGCCAGGGCTGAAAACGGCATGCGTCAGGTTTTGATAATTGAGGAGGCGCATCTGGTTGATAAGCGGGCTTTCAAGGCGCTTAAGCAGATATATGAGCTTGAAACAGGATTTGAAAAACTCATCGGTATTATTCTTATAGGGCAGCCAGAGCTTCTCAAAAAGTTGGACGAAGTGAGCAACCCGGATATCAGGGAAGTTACGCGCAGGATTACAACGGCGGAGATTGAGGGGTTGGGTAAAGATGTGAAGCCCTACCTTGAGCATAAATTTAAACGGATCGGTAAAAGTGCGTGCGACATCCTTGACGGAGAGGTTTTTGAAGCAATAACCAAGCGCCTGGAGCGGATTTCCGGGAGAAAAAAAATAGACCGCAGCTTTCCCCTTGCGGTTAATAATCTGGTCGCCAGGGCAATGAACATGGCCGCCCATATGGGGGAAAGCAAGGTCAGTGCTGATTTGATTTTGAGTTGTTGATTGAAACGGCCCGGCAGGTGCACCATCACCTGTGATCCGGGCCAAAAAAACCGCAATGTTCCCCATTGCGACGGCAATGTTAGCATGATGAATGGCATTGTCAAGAAAAGGAGAGATTTTTATGAGCAGGATTACAACAGGATGGCTTAAGCCAAACCACAGGAAATTATCATTTTTAACCATGCTTTACTGCCTGGATTGCGGGCATTTATTTGAATCATCAAGGATCGGCCGTGCATGCCCGAAGTGTGGGTATAGCGCTACAATCCCGGCAGCAAGATGGTCACCGGAAGTGCTTGAACTTGGAAAATCAAAAAAAGAGAAGGAGGAAATATGATACGCAGCGTACATTGCAGGTCATGGACACGGAACAATCCCCCTTGCTGTATTGAAATGTACTGCCACACCTGTGGAGCTGTTTTCTGGGCAAATAATATGAACGCTCCCTGCAAGGAATGCCGGTCAACAGCGGTTGTTCCTGCCGGGAAATGGCGCCCTGCCCGTGATCGGTGGCTGGCGCGTAGGAGGTAGGTATAAATGAACAGTATTGATTTGAATGATTACATGGAAGATGGTCATGGGAGACTGGTCCATAAAGACAATATTAAAGAAATAGACAAAACTAGAAATGATTTGGTTTTAGATCTGATCGGGAAAGTCCGGGAGCTTCAGAATGATATGAGCAGTTTCAAAGAAAAAACCATTGATGAAATCGAAGCTTTTATCAAGCTGTCGGCAATGGACTATGATACAAAAATCGGCGGGAAGAAAGGCAATTGTACATTATTCAGCTATGATATGAAATATAAAATCCAGGTACAGATTTCAGAATACCTGGTATTTGATGAGCGGCTTCAAGTTGCAAAAAGCCTGATTGACGAATGCCTGAACACCTGGGCAAAAGAAAGCCGGTCAGAAATCAAAACCATTATCAACGATGCATTCTCAGTGAACCAGGAAGGTAAAATCAACACAAAAAGAATTTTGGAATTACGTCGTTATAAGTTTGATGACGAATTGTGGCAGAAAGCCATGAAAGCCATTGCAGACAGTCTCCAGGTAGCAGGGTCAAAATCCTATTTCAGGTTTTACAAAAGGAAGGGGAAGGAAGGTGGTTGGGATAATATAACACTTGATTTTGCGGCACTTTAAATAATGAGGATTCAAAATGATTATAGATCTGGATCAACCGGTTAAGGCCTGGCTTTTAGATGTAATAGAGAATTTTGGAACCCTTATAGAAAACGGAAATGATCCCGCGGTGGAAATCACTAATGGCGATATATATATGGAAATAAGGTTGGTGAAAGCCGAAGGGTTGTTTGACCGCTTTAAAATGCAGGGGGAGGATCATGAACAAAAGCAAGCGTGAATCAAGCAAGAAGCAAAGACAGTTGATAGCCATGGCGTGTTCGCATTTCGACATCACCCGTGATGATAAGCAGATCATGCTCAATAACCTTTATAAAAAAAAGAGCACAACTGACTTGTCCTTTGCCCAGGCTGAAGAGCTTATAGACAGCTTTGTGGAGCAAGGATTTGTCATCAAGTCTGAAAAGCGGCGC